TGTGGGTCGCCCATATCTGTCACCTGAATTTGACCGTCTCCGGCGGATAGTATCATGTCAATGGGGAATTGGTCAATGATGCGCTGCGCTTGGTCGTCAGCCTCATCCTCGAACGTGCCTTCCCGCACAAAGACTGCCACAAACAACCGAATGGTCATCAGGCTTGACTTGGACAGGCCGAAACGCTCCGGCGGGGTTGTGGTAAAATACGCCAACCAATAAGGCGGATCCGGCGTGACGTATTGCAGCGACGGCGTGTCATAAACACCCGGCGCATTTTCACCCCATACAATCGGCGGGGCGGACGGCGTGGCGGCCAGGCGTGTGCGCAGGGCTGTTTTGATGTCTTTGTGGTTCATCCGACCCGCGCCTTTGCTTTTGCAATAGATGCCCGCACAATTGCGGGCCATTGATCGACGGCACCTTCGACAAAGTGCGCGCCCACTTGGCTGTAGTTTCGGCCCAAACTGTCCGCGCCGGTAAAGCCGTTATTTACACGGCGCGCATATTCTGCTGTCCAAGTGAACGTCGCCACGTCGCCACCTTCCATCAGTGGTGCAACCAGAATGTGTGAGCTTTCACCTTCACCGGACGCTCCGCCAGCGATTGACGATTGAAGACTACCCCTCAGCGTATTTGTGATAACAGGCATGCGCCCCCCATGGTCCCTTGAGGTTTGTGCCACTGCAATGACGGATTGCGTTGCGTCTTTCAGAACGGCATCAATCCGGCGCTCGGTCTTTTTTGTCCACTGGTCCAAAGTTGCAAAGGTATACTTTACCATTATTCCAGCCTCGCAAAGAAGTCGATGCGAACATCAACGTAACAGCGGCAATTTATGGTTTCTTCAGCGGGTGCGCCGAGAGATGTGTCGCCCGGATACATCAACGAATATCCGCCCACAATAAACGGTTGCCCCTGTGGCACGGGGTCTTGCAGGTCCGCAGCTACATGTGTCGGGCGGGTTTTACCGTCGCCTGCGGAATCCCAAGCCCTAACGACGTCCTCAGCCCGCACATCGTTGTTCGGGTTTTCGATCAATTGGTCCAGCGCCTCTTGCCGCCCGGCATTCAGCGCCTTGAGCGTTTCAGTCCGTGCGATTGTTTCGCCGCGTTGCCGCAATAACTTGTCCGAGTAGCGCGCGGCCATTCGATCAATGTCGGCCTGCCCGACAGGCTTGCCGTCCGCAATGGCCCGGCGCACGATCCCGTCAAAGCGTTTGTCGCGCCGCGTGCGCGTGAAATAGTTTGCCATGCGGTCGGGGTCGGTCAGTTCCTGCCGCAGCCCCGGAATGAGCCTCTGTGTTACAGGGTCAATCCTGCCGTTGACATAGCCCGCCTGCGTGCTGTGCAGCCCCACCAGCCCGCCTTGCCGCGTGCCGTTGACTATGCGCCCGCCAATGTCCAGCGCCGTCCTGCGCGGCCCTGCGCCAGCCTCAAGCCCGGCCCTGATCGTCTGGGCAATCAGCACGCGGGTATCGTCCACAACCTCAGTCACAAGTCGCGCGCCCAGGTCCCGCGCGATACGTTCGGCCCGCTCATTCCGGCCCCCGAATGACTGCACAACGCGGCTGGGAATTGGCGCGCGACGGGTGGCGTGCTGAAACGCGCCCATCTGATAATTGCCGCCCGCGTTCATGGCCGCAGTGATTGCCGTATCTGTTTTGAACAAATCGGCCGCATCGAACCTCAGCGCGCGGAATGCCGCGTCAACATCACCGCGCCCAATCGCCGCCTCAAGTGCCTTCATATCAACGCCAGCCCGCGCCTGACGCATGGCTGCGACAAATTCCGACCGGACGCCCGGCCATGTGTCATCCAGCAATTTTAAGAACGCTTTGCGAGTGTCGCGGGTTGCCATTCAATCCTCACCGATTCCATGCGTCAGCCCCATCGCGGCAAGCGTTGCCAGCGCGTCGTCACCCACACAGGCCGTCAACTTGTCGGGCATGGCCGTCACAGGCGTCAGGCTGAACACCAGCGCCGCTTGTGCGCGCCGTGCCGCATCCATGTTGACGTGGCTGTCAGTGTCCCATGATGGGCGCTGTAGGCCGCTCTGCGCCGCCGTTGTGAATGCGTCAGACACGATCAAGCTTGCACAGGCGTAAAGGTTGCCCCCCGCGTCCTGCCAGTTCAGCGCCACGTAGGTTTCTGCATCGTCGGGACCGTAGCCAAGGATCATCGCTAGGTTGTTGGCATCATCCCGCAACGCATCAGGGCAAGCGATTGTCAGCCTCATTAGTAGCCTCCTGTAACTGTGACGGTCCATCCGCGTGACCGGAGTGTGGTGATTGCTGCCTCACCAGTTGAGGATGGAGCAGAGCCGCCCGATTGGTCAAACACCCGCGTTCCGGTGGCAATGCCGGATGTGACGAGCGACACTAGGATGTTGTCGATGCTGGTTTGTGTCAGGGCGGTGTTTGTAAATGCATCGGTAAAGTTCCCGCCTTTTACATTGTCAAAGATGTTCGCGGGGAAGCTGGTGAGGCTAGAGCAGTCCTGCCAAGCCCGACCAAAGTTAGTCCCTGCTGACGTGTCGATCAGAGGGAAGCTCGTCAGGCTGTTGCAGCCCCGCCAAGCATAATTGAAACTAGTCCCTGATGATGTGTCAATTAGAGGGAAGCTCGTCAGGCTAGAGCAGTCTAACCAAGCCCCGTAGAAATTAGTCCCTGCTGACGTGTCTATCGGAGGGAAACTAGTGAGGCTGGTACAGTTATACCAAGCCAGGCTGAAACTATTCCCTGCTGACGTGTCGATTAGAGGGAAGCTCGTCAGGCTGGTGCAGTCATACCAAGCCCGATAAAAGTTAGTCACTGCTGACGTGTCGATTAGAGGGAAACTAGTCAGGCTAGAGCATTTCTCCCAAGCCTGGTTGAAATTAGTCCCTGCCGATGTGTCGATTAGGGGGAAACTAGTGAGGCTGTCGCATTTATACCAAGCAGCATCGAAATTAGTCCCCGATGAGGTATCAATCAGAGGGAAGCTCGTCAGGCTGGTGCAGTAATACCAAGCCAGGCTAAAGTCAGTCCCTGCCGATGTGTCGATCAGAGGGAAGGAATTTAGGCTGGTGCAGCCCCGCCACGCCAAACCGAAATTAGTCCCTGCTGACGTGTCGATAAGTGGGAAGCTGGTCAGGCTTGAGCAGTCATACCAAGCCCGATAAAAGTTAGTCCCTGCTGACGTGTCGATAAGTGGGAAGCTCGTCAGGCTGGTGCAGCCCCGCCAAGTCTGGTTGAAATTAGTCCCTGCTGACGTGTCGATAAGTGGGAAGCTCGTCAGGCTAGAGCAGTTCTGCCAAGTCCGATCAAAGTTAGTCCCTGCTGACGTGTCGATAAGTGGGAAACTAGTGAGGCTGTCGCATTTATACCAAGCAGCAGCGAAATTAGTCCCCGATGAGGTATCAATCAGAGGGAAGGATGTTAGGCCGGTGCAGTAATACCAAGCCAGGCTGAAATCAGTCCCCGCCGATGTGTCGATCAGAGGGAAGGAAGTAAGTTCCGACCAAGCTCTCCAAAAGCTATTGAAATTAGTCACAGCCCCATAGCTGGCAGTCGCGCCGTTTGCCACAAAGTAAGCCTCGATCGCCGAAGACTCACCTTTACTCAAAGCCCCGTCGCGGATCAACTGCCCGACGATTGCATTGCCGGGGAAATACAGGCCACCCCTGCCGCCAATGTCATACAGACCAGCAGGAATTGTCACACCGTAGCTGGCTGTTCCCTGGTCCGTTGCCAGAACCATTGTGCCGGTAAAGCCACCCGCAGGCACTGTAACGGACAGGCGGTCCTCCACCTTATCAATTGTGGCGCGGGCAGGGCCAGTCTGGTATGTCGGCCGTCTTGCCGCCGTGGCCTGCGTGGCGTGGTTATCGTTGCCTGACTTATCGCCAAAGTATCCGATTGGGTCGGTCGCGACCGTTACAGGCGTGGTGCCGCCCGAAAGCTGAAATAGCGTGCCAATGTCAAAGGCTTCCAGCAGCACGCCTTGCTGACCGCCAATGAATAGTGGCAGGACTTCCACATCGGCGCGCGTGAACTCGATATTGCAGCTTGCCATATTGACCGACCCGACCGA